TCTAATCAAATGTTTTACAAAAAGAAACCACCTTCGGGTGGTTTTTTTATACCTTAAATATACATAAATACTAAATTGCGATATACCGCAATACTGAAATGGAGAAAGAAATGCCGGCAGTCACAAATAGACAAACTTTTAAAGACTACTGCCTTCGCAGACTAGGTTTTCCGGTAATTGAAATAAACGTAGATGATGATCAAGTTGATGATCGAGTAGATGACGCATTACAATATTATCAAGATTATCATTTCGACGGACTGCAAAAAGTCTATTACATAAAAGCATTAGATGCGACAGATGTGTCCAATCGATATTTGGATATGGACCCATCAGTCACCACCGATTCGTCGAATAATTCATTAGAAATTATTGGAGTGACTCGAATATTTCCAATATCAGATACCTTACAATCAGCAAATATGTTTGATCTCAGATATCAATTGAGATTGAATGAGCTATACGATTTCACTTCAGCATCATATATTAATTACACATTGACTCAACAACATCTACGATCATTGGAATTATTGTTTACCGGAGAAGTTCCTATTCGTTATCAAAGACATATGCATAAGCTATTCATTGATTGGAATTGGGGAACTGGACAAGGTAACGTAGGACAGATTGTTGTTGCTGAGTGCTATGCTGTAATAAATCCAGACGTATATAATGCAGTATGGAATGATCGATGGCTGAAAGAATATGCTACTGCATTGATAAAAAGAACTTGGGGCAATAATCTAAAGAAATTCGGCGGGATTCAATTACCGGGAGGCGTTACTTTAAATGGAGATGCGATCTTTAAAGAAGCCGCCGAAGAGATTGAGCGATTAGAAAAAGAGATGGAAAACAATTACGGCAGCCCGTTAGAGTGGTACATGAACTAAATGCCTACGAATCTATACATCAATAATTACGGATCAATCCAAGAGCAAAGACTAGTAGAAGATTTGCTCGTAGAGTCTATTAAATTTTATGGATTTGATGGCTATTATATTCCGATGGATAATACCGTTGCGCGAGATTTATTGTACGGTGAAGATCCTTTAAAGAAATTTACAGCGGCATATCCTTTAGAATTTTATATGTCGAATACTAATGATTATATGGGTGAGCAAGACTTTTTTTCAAAATTTGGACTAGAAATACGTAATAACGTATCTCTAATGTTTTCTAAAAGAAGTTTTTCGGAAAGAATTCCACAAGAATCAAATTTACCAAGACCTAATGAGGGTGATTTAATTTATATTCCTATGGTAGGATCATCGGGACAAGGTGCATTATTTGAAATTAAATTGGTGAATTCACATAAAGACTTTTTCACTTTAGGTAGAAAATATCCATTTTTCTATCAAGTTGAATTAGAAGAATTCAAATATTCACATGAAATTATCAGCACAGGCCAGGGAGTTATTGATCAGATTGCAGCGGAGGAGGCATATGCAATTGAATTGTATATGGGTTCGGGCACTGGGTCATATACTTTTGGAGAAATTGTATATCAAAGTGCGGACGGCACCTTGGCAAATGCGACGGCTCAAGCAATTCAATCCGAATGGAATCAAGTCTCCAAAATATTAAAGGTTACAAATATTCAAAATCAAATGAAAGCAAACAATATTGTAATTGGAAAATCAAGTAACGCAAGATATACATTAGTTACATTTGATCCATTACATAATTCACAAACACAAGAATCTTTTGATAATCAATTTATCCAAAATGAAGCTTCAGGATACGTTGATTTTTCAGAAACCAATCCATTCGGTAATCTATGACACCTTATTATCATAAAACAATAAGAAGATTGGTTGTAGCATTTGGTGATATTTTTAATGATATCACTTTGATTCGATATAATCCAGATAATACTGAACAACAAAGAATTAAAGTTCCTATTGCATATGCACCCAAAGAAAAATACTTGATGCAACTGCAATCGGATCCTAATTTAACAAAAAAAACACAAATAGTATTACCTAGAATGTCTTTTGAGTTGACCGGTGTTGAATATGATTCATCCCGAAAACAAAATACAATGGGTAAGACGTTTGCGGCAAGTGGGAACCAATTAATTTCAGTTTACAATCCTGTTCCTTATAATTTCAGTTTTACTCTTTCTTTTTATGTAAGAAGTATTGAAGATGGAACTCAAATACTGGAACAAATTCTTCCATATTTCACTCCGGATTATACGATTAAAGTTAACTTAGTTCCTGAGATGAACTTGGTTAAAGAAATACCTGTATTATTAGAATCGGCTGATTATGAAGTTGAATATCAAGGACCTGCCGATAATGAAACTCGTACAGTTATTTGGACATTGACATTTACGGCAAAAGGTTATCTATTCGGACCAACTTCAAAGTCTGGGTCTGGGTATATTACAAGTGCGATTACAAACATATTAAATGATTCCACGGTAGGTGCGCAAAATGTACTTTTCAGTTTATCTACTGGATATGGTTCATACAAAGAAGGTGAATTAGTATATCAAGGTTTCTTTTTAGAATCTGCAAGTGCAAGGGGTAAAGTTGTTAGTTGGAACCCAACAACTCGACAATTAATCGTCAATCAAATAACTGGAAATTTTGTTGTCAATGGTTTAATTATAGGATTGGAATCACAAGCGGAATATAATCTATTAAATTATCAAATAACTCCAGCAGTCGATGTTAAAATTACCATTACTCCAAATCCAACAAACGCCAACGTATCCAATGTAATTGGTGTTATAACTACTATTCGCGAATTCCCATATACTAATTAATTATGTCTAAATTTGAAAAAAGCATGGAAAAAATATTTGATGTCGTTCCGGTAGACTTTACCGAAAAGACTGAAAATAAATCTGATCTTGTGATCAATCAGGAACCCGTTGAAAATCAATTGGAAGCCGATCTTAATACTGATTATAATGTTGTTAGAAAAAACTATGAGGAAATCATCGATAAAGGAAAAAGTGCCATCGATGACATCTTAGAAATCGCAAAACATTCGGAGCACCCTAGAGCATTTGAGGTCGCGGCTACGTTGATTAAGAACGTTACAGAAGCGAATGAAAAATTGATAGGTCTACAGAAAACTATGCGAGAAGTGACCAAAAAATCTTCCGGATCAGGCACCACTATCGATAAAGCTATCTTTGTAGGAAGCACCGCTGAATTGAGTAAATTCTTAAAGAATAAATCTAATGAATAGTAAAGAATCATATCGCGATAATATTCTTTTAAAAAAGGTTGGGGTTCAAGTATCATACACCCAAGAAGAACTTGAAGAGTTTATCAAATGCTCTAAAGATCCAATTTACTTTATCAAAAATCACATTAAGATTGTTAACGTAGATCAAGGTCTTGTTAATTTTGACATGTGGGATTTTCAGGAAGATATGGTTAATACCTTTCATGAAAATCGATTCAGTATAACTAAATGCCCGCGCCAGGTAGGAAAGACAACTACCGCAGTAGGATATCTTCTCTGGTCAACAATATTTCAAGACTCACAATCCGTTGCCGTATTGGCAAATAAAGGATCTTTGGCTCGCGATATTTTAGCCAAATATCAGTTAGCATATGAAAATCTTCCGCAGTACTTACAACAAGGCGTGGTAACTTGGAACAAAGGAAATATTGAACTAGAAAATGGATCAAAAGTAGTAGCAGCCGCTACATCATCATCGGCGGTTCGAGGTGGATCATACAATATTGTATTCCTAGATGAGTTTGCTTTCGTTCCATCAAATATAGCAATCGAATTCTTCAATTCAGTATATCCTGTTATCTCATCCGGAAAAACAACAAAGATTATTATTGTATCCACTCCAAACGGAATGAATCTATTCTACAAGTTATGGATGGATGCAATAAACAATAAAAATGGATATAAACCATTTGAAATTCATTGGTCTCAAGTTCCAGGTAGAGATGAGAAGTGGAAAGAAGAGACTATTCGAAACACCTCAGAAAGACAATTCCAACAAGAATTTAATACTGAATTCTTAGGATCATCAAATACTCTAATCGCAGGTTCAAAACTAGCATTATTGAATTATTCTGAACCTATAGCATCCGAAGATATGTTATATGTTTATGAACATCCAATCAAAGGAGATCCTTCAAATCAAACCAAAGATCATATTTACATGATGACGGTTGACATCGCGGAAGGAAAAGGAATGGATGCATCAGCATTCTCGGTATTTGATGTTTCTACAACACCATATAAACAAGTAGCTACATATAAGAGTTCATCGATTTCACCTATACTATTTCCTACAGTAATCTAT